TTCAGGATTAATTCCAGTTGATGTTGCCGGGTTTAGTCTTTTTACGCCCTTTTTTGCAGCCCATGTTTCAAAATCTCTAAATAGTTTAACCGCAGCGGCCGACCCTCTTAATGTCTTATCGACGTAGTATGTGAGGTCTGACGCATATAAGTCTTTACCAAAATAGTACTCTGTTATGAAGCCAATGAACACCCCTATTATCTGATTATTATGGACTGCTACCTGTACAAATTGGCTGTGGATACAGGTAAAGAGTAATTGTTTAAGTTTTTCTGGATCAAAATCAAGGTCTTTGAAATGTGATTCTTGGTGCATTTTATAACCAAGTTCTATAATTTCCTTGATATCACCAGGTTCAGCTGGTCGTGTTATCATGCGAGTATTGAATAGTCTCCGTCTGCCTGACGAGGTAGGTCCTTCATACGCTGGTCTTGTTTATTTCTCATACCAAGTGCTAAATACCTAAAAGCATCACAAGCATGACTTGTCCAGTCATGTAACGGTTTATCCTTAAACGTCTTGTTCTTTTCGTCAAAGTCTTTACGATATTGACGTAGTGCTTCGATAAGTAAGCTACACTTGTCTTCATCAAAGTAACAGCGTGGTAATATAGTCCTTGCGGCTTCAATACCGTCATCTATCCTTAGATTCGGTGTTACTCTAAATCTGATACCAAGTTCACGGGCAGATTCTAATCGACTGCGTCCTGTACTCATTTCACGCACTTTAATGTCGTGTGGGGCGATGTGGTCCCCGTATACGTAATCTTTCTCTCTGAGTATCTTAGCGTAATGTGCTAGACCTTCTCCTGAGTTTTCATAGTAATCGATAATACGTATCTCATTATAGTGGTGCTGGAAGAAGATAATACTGGTCGAGTCTCCCATACCAAGGTCCCACGAGGTGTGGACATCGAGTAATGGATCATATGGTACTTTAGTAATACGTTGGTCTGCTAGGGCTTTTGCCATGAGGTTACCATAATATGAACCGACCAGAGGAGCGTCAAATGAACAGTAAAATTCTTGTTGGATCATCTCTTCAGGCATACCAGATTCACGTTCATCTTCAATAGCGTCTAGAGAGACTGCCTTTGTATCTTCGATACTCAGTACTTGACTAAACCACTTCTCATTCTTACGTGACATATCAAGTAGATCGTAACCGTGGTTACGGCCCCTAGCTGTATAGATAAATACGGCCCAGCCGTCGTTTTCAGCAAGTATCGGTCTAATATATTCCCAGGCCCTTGGGTCTTGGACCGAGTACTCAGAGAATATTACTCCGACTGGGTTGGCACCTATCAGTCTGTCAACGTTGTCGGTACCAACAACTTGGTAGATAGAGCCATTTTTCAATGTTAACCTCATTTCCGTATTGTTCTTGCTTTCAACAAGTTGTTCTGGAAAGTGGTCAATAAACTTGCGACCGTCCCTGGTCATACCGTCCCACGCGATCTTTCGTCCTTGGTTATATGTGGGAAATAAATGCCAGTATAATCCTGGTCGTTTGAGGGCTGATACTACGCACCAGTTAATACTTGCTAAGTCTTTGCCAGCACGTCGATGCCATACGGCAACTGCACGTTTACCGCCGTCTTCTAAAAATTTCCAAAGTGGTAACTGATAGTGACGCGGTTTCCAATCATACGGAATCCTTATCTTCATCTAAATCAGCGTAGTTGACAACTTCTATTGTCACATCTCCTGTATTGTGCTGTTCTACGGCTTTACGTTTCGGTGCAATATACTGAGCTAATTCCTTAAAACACTGGAATTTAAGTTCAGGGCTTGTAGTAGGATCAGCACTGATCATGGCCATACCCTCAATAGGATCGACACCTAGATCATCTAGCTTTTCAGTTAACTCTCTAGAACGTTTATTAATCGCTCCTTTCGGTCTACCTGCACCTGGTCGTTTACCGCCTCTGTCTGTCATATAGGTATTTATAACATTTATTGCTTGTGTTGTACACATTTGTTATCGGATTATGTCTGATGGCAAAATGGCCCCGATAGAATTTCTGGGTTGGTGTTATGCCTATTCATTTGGTGCATTACGCCCCCCGGGGCCCTAATGTGGAATAAGCAAGTACGCAAATAGGAGGTGACTTATGTGGTATCACATAATGATCGTGGTAATCTGGACCATGATTGCAATCGTTGCAATACATGGATAATTAACAACAACACAGGAGACAACTGTGAAATATATATACAACGTGGATATTGATGGGGACGGCCAAATAAACGACCTTATTAAATTCCTCGATAAGTATAACGGTACTTTTGAAGTTATACAAGCTACCGGCCCTGCCGGCGGCAACCCATACGTCAAATTTACCTTAAATAAACCAATGTCGACAGAAGATTTACAGATCTTCCAAATAGACTAAAAAAGAGTAACAGGACGACTAACGCCACATGGACGTGGCACCAACAGGAGATAACTATGCAACATCGTATATACGAAGGCATAGGTCCATACGACGGCAACGCGTACATCATCGAAGATGACGCGCACGCTGACGGATGTATCTTTGTCTGCGCACTTATGCATGATGGATGTGTCTCACATGACTGGTACGAGCTTGGTTGTGAGTTCTATGATGATATCATAGCTTACATGCCACACATGCGAGTCATTGGACACATGTGTACAAGACGTCTACGTGACTGCTTGTAACACAGGACGACTAACGCCACATGGACGTGGCACTAACACAGGAGACAACTATGGCAAAAGTAGTTATAGTCTTTCGTAGCACATGCACGTTAGACATACCTGCCGACGCTGAGTATCTACGTGAGCTTGACAGCGATGCGCTCATGACATGGGTTCGTGAATCCCATGATCTAAGTGCGCATGAGGCTGAAGAGACTTATGTGGATGATGTGACGGTAGAAGAGTAACAGGATGTATGTCAGCCACATGGACGTGGCAACGATTTATATGTAATAGGTAACAGGCATGCAAGCCAGGAGGTACGCCTATGCACTAGGTAACTGACAATTAGAACTTGTACAACATGAAACCGCTTCGGCGTAACGGCTATAGGCCGGCCGAGAAGGGCGCGCGAAGAGGTGTAGGCCGCGGGTACGCGGGTACATGAAGACAGAGCCACGAGCTCCCAGAGAAGGGCGAAAAATAAGGGCGCCCGAAGCGGGAAAAAACTGTATATAAATCAATAACTTAGGGCCCTGCTACCATAATCAAAAGCCATTGCCCTAGTCCGTTAAAAAGTGTATATAAATCAATCACTTAGGACCCTTGCCAACAGTCTATTGCCCTCTATCCAAGGCGCCTGCGCCCGATAAAATATGATATTTAATCATTTTCTGAAGCTGTAAAAAATATGCTCTGATGTGCATCTTTTTGTGTACAACCGTAATAATCCGTCATACAATAAACTATCAGCTCAATTAAGAGTTGTGTAGAAAGGAGAAAATTATGGAAACTAAAATCGTAAAACCATCTGTAGCAGCAATTAATGCTATCAAAGCTGCAGCACCGGTTGCAAAACCAGTAAAACAGAAAAAAGTTAAAATGTTTACGCTTAATGATTATCAGAAAATCGATAAGTGGGACAGAGCACTACCGCCGCAAGCTAAAGCAATTGTTACCAAGCTTAATAATTACGGCATTAAGCTAGGCGTACCAGCTACGCAAAAACAAATTGCGGATGCTATGAGTTTGCTCAATACCGCACTTACCGAAGCTAATGGTAAGGAATGGACTAGGCAGGAACCGTACAGAATCTTCGCCTACTACGTAAAACCAATGCGTGAAAACGGATTGCTTACAATCTCGTAAGCTTTTCCTCAGAGCCTGTCGAATTATGAGTTCGGCAGGCTTTTTTTATTTTTCAGATCTGGACTTTACGATAGGGTACACAGAAGGGTACGCTGTAAATCAGGTTTATACAGCGAATAATATTCGTGATATAATGGTAATATAAAGGAGAATTTATGAACATATTCGTATTAGATGAGCATCCGTACAAGGCAGCTAAGTACCACTGCGACAAGCATGTTGTCAAAATGATACTCGAATCTGCTCAGATGCTATGCACAGTCCACCGGCGATACGCTTTGTGGGCACCATATAAACCAGTACACCAGAAACATCCCTGTACACTATGGGTAGGCGAGTCTGTACAGAATTACAGTTGGATGATACTATTAGTACATGCACTACAGCAGCAATATGCTCTACGTTACGGCAAAGTACACAAGTCTTACGAGGCTATCATGAGCCTATCACAGGAAATATACCAACGCTTACCAGATATCGGTATGACACCGTTCGCACAGTGTATGCCAGATGAATACAAGCGTAATGACCCAGTTGTAGCTTACAGGCTGTATTATGTTTGTGAAAAAGCTGGGTTTGCACAGTGGAATCATGGTAAGGTTCCAAAATGGTATAAAGAGGCGATGGCAGTATGAAGAACAAGAATAGCATAGACTATTTCGCTTGGATTGCAGAACACACCAATTCAGACGACTTAGATAATAGATGTCTCGCAAGAGATTTACAAGAACAAGGCATCAGAGCAGTACATAAACTGATCGATGATCCAGATCCTGCATGGGACACAGATGTCGACGTCAGACTTAACAAAGGCGGCAGGAACAGCAAGGATTATGCTTACAATAGTAAAATACCAGAAGATTACAGGAAAAAATGGTATGAAGATTAGCCCTCTATATAAGGAACTTTTTGAAAAAAAATATTTTTTTTATGTTAAACGGTCCAATAAATACAATAGGCCAATAAAGTGTATAAAAATCATATATATAGGGACACCGAAAACATATTGGCCCTTTGACCCCAATACATTTACAGGAGAAAATCATGT